ATAGAGGAAAAACAATGAACTTACTAAAATCCCTCGCCAGAAAAATCCTCAAAGAGGAACTCGAAAATAATAAATATCATTTTGAAAAATTAGGCAATGAAAATCTTGCCAAATCAAGACGCATTAAAGAGCTTGAAAGCGATAATTACCGCCTAAGAATTAAAGTGGAACAAATCCGACAAGACAATTTAAAACTCCGAGAAAATCGACCGCACTTTAAACACCATAAGAAAAAAGGAGGGAGAAAATGAATGAAATTAACATCAAAATCCCACTGCATAAACTCCAAGATTTAATGATTAGTCACGTCCGATACAGCTTGCCACGCCATACTTATATCGTTAGCGAAACTATTCACGATGTTAAAACCTACTGGAGCGTGTTAAGCAGTAATACTCGAGAGGTAATTACTCGCGATATTAATGAGCATCTGAAACGCTGGGCAAGCGACCGAAATAACGCATTCCACAAACTTGACTACGATTCGTGGGAGGAACTATTTGACTGGATAAATGAAAGCCGCAGCAGCACATCAACAACAGTTACAACAGCAAAACCACTTGTACCTGTGTTGCCTGTGATTGATTTAAAACAGAGGGAAAGATGATTGTATGGGCTTTATTTGATAGTGGCAATGGTTGCTACACGCAAGGTGCAGAGCTATTTAATCAGTTAGTCAATCAGTCAGTCAATATATACCCTATCGGTATGGATATTGAGTGTAAAAACAATCACTTTATCAATCTTAATCTGGCTGATTATGGTCGTATGTTTGGCGATAACAAGCTATTTGATGAGCTTGATAAACTACCAAAACCTGATTTGATTATAGCTAGTCCACCTTGTGAGAGTTGGTCAGTAGCTAGTGCGATGTGGGGAGGTAATGCAAGTTGGAAACAGGAAACTGGTGCAGTAAATCGTGAATTGTCTAAATTTACCGTGCGTGGACGAGCAGATTATGATTTACCGCACGTCCAATTTAAATATGACCGCTCTTTCCTAAACCGCATTAATGGTGAGCTTTGTATCTATAACACAATAGAAATTATCAAACGTTACAATCCAAAAGTTTATGTAATAGAAAATCCAGCAAGCAGTAAGATTTGGCATTATGTGAATGACATTCTCAATTTTCAGATTCCTTTTGATAATTTGGCACACTATAACTTGTATAACTACCCTTTGCGTAAACCAACAAGATTTAAGAGCAATATTAATCTTGGATTACGAAACAATCATAAATCAAAGCCTCAGCAACAATGGGAGGATTTTTCAAAATCATACAATGAAAGATCGAACATTCCACTTGATTTAATAGTGGATATTTACAAAGCAGTAAATCAATATTTAACAAATCCAATAGGCGTTCCAAGTGAGCGCCTTTTGTTTTAGGAGAAAGAAAATGAAAGAATTTAACTTAAAAGCAGCCTTGAATGGCGAGCCTGTGATGTTGAGAAATGGAGGAAAAGCCGTTGTTAAATACAATTTGCTTAACGAGGTTGAAAAGCTAGAGGTAAGAGATACCGTATATCCGTTAATCGGGTATAGATTTGATGGTATTTACATTAATACGACATCATGGAACTTAACAGGTAAATCAGTACATTGGGCAACCATGGAATATGACATCATTGGAATGTGGGAAGATCCTAAACTAACGTCAGAACAAGTGCTGGAAAAGGCTTGTAATGAGGATTTGCTAGTGCTATGCGATGGTAATCCTGATTTACCTCTAAAAGTTATCGCCAAAACTAAAAACGGCGAGTTTGTGATGCAGCCGGAAGATGGCATCATCCAACCATGGCTCGCTAATCTGACCATGGAATGGTTCTTTGTAAAAAAACTTGATCCAAAATTCGACACAAGCACTTTACCTAAGCCGTTTAAACCACATATTGGCGATGAGTTTTTCTATTTAAGCGATGGAGTGATTAGATATTTTTCGTTTTATGCAGATTGTGCAGCTAACTTGATGATAAATGGTCAATGTTTCCGCACAAAAGAAGATGCTCAAAAATGGCTTGATTTTATGAAGAGTATGATGGAGTAAGTGATGGATATTATTAATTTAATCAAACAACAAACGCCTGAAGAAAGACAAACATTATTCAATGAATTTATTAAACTCTTAAACCAAAAAAGAGAATATGTAGATATTCCTGAAAGAATTGTATGCTCTGCTTGCCAAGTGTTTGTAGATGAAAGAGATGGTACAAATGAAGATGGCGGTGAGATTATCCATGAAGTATATGGTTTAAGACACTATGACCCATTCATGCGTAAGCAGATTAAAGAATTAGAAAAACAATACAAGTATGCTCTTTTAGATTGGGAACAAGGGTTTCTAACTAATAAAGGTCGTTTTGTAGGTCGTAAAGAAGCAATGGAAATTGCTAAAGCTCAGAACCAAGTAATTCGTTTATCTGGTTCACCAAACTCAGATATTCTGTTCTCAGAAGATTTATATTAGGAGTAAGCATGAAAGGATTCACAGAATGGCTATTATATGTATTGGTGGTGTGATATGAGCGAATGGATTAAATGTTCGGAGCGGTTGTCAGGGATGAGAATGAGATTGGGGAAGATATGAAAGTGCTAGACGAACATATCCTTGAGTATATCTGGGATGAAACATTAGACCGTATTGCGCAAGGAACCTTAGTGACTTATATCGGTGGTAGCGTTGGTACATATAGCGATGATTATGCAGAGAAAAGAGCAGAAGACTTTGCAATATTGAGTGTAAGACACCTTATTGCAGGCTCTGGATTAAGCGAAAGTCAATTTAGACGGCGGGTTAAAAAGCTTATGGCACAAGGTGTTTTGTTGCAACGCATTGGGCCGAATAGCTTTGTGATTAACTCGGATGTGGTTAAAGACGCAGCGGTACATGCCGCACGATGTTGGCGCGCAATCGGTGTGCCGTATGGTATGGACGATATCGGTAAAGCCTGTAAAACCTTACCTATTAACGCTCTGCCGAGAAGCGTTTTTGAGTTAAAGACAAATTGTTATCGGATTTTGAGAAGTAAATATCCAAGTTACAAAGGAAAAGGAGTAGGAAGTATCACTATTAATGTGCAAAAAACACGCGACTATTAAAACCCATTTACAGCCCATTAAATCTCCCCTAGCCCCTCTTTACAAAAGAGGGGGATAAGTTAGATGAAGTGGGCTAACTAAAATAAATCATTATAACCGCTCTTATGGGCGGTTTTTTACTATCTAAATCACGGAGGAAACATGAATAGTATTACCGAAGAATTTATTAAATCACAAATTGCCAATGTTGAATATCATCAACTTACCGGCACAACAATCACAATCGCGGTCATTACATTAAAATCAGGCTTTACTGTTACCGGCGAAAGTGCTTGCGTAGATCCAAATAACTTTGATGTAGAAATCGGAAACAAAATTGCGTATGAAAATGCGTTCGATAAATTGTGGCAATTATTTGGTTTTGAACTGAAACAGAAAATTGGCGGTGATTGGGTGTATCGCTTACATCGTGAACGCTCGGAATTGTCTGAACGTATTGATGCACTTAAAGAGTTTCTCAATAGCAAAGAAATAATCACAATATGCGAGCATAACGTTCTCAAGCAACAAGAAAAAGTGATGTCACAATATCTTGCAATTTTGGATGCTCGTTTGGCGCAAATTTAAGTAAATCGACCGCACTTTGGTGCGGTTTGTTATTTTAAGGAGTATGTATGAACTACACAAAGAAACCTGTCACAATTCAAGCGTGGCAATTAAATCTGAAAGATCCAAAAAACATCATCCAAATGTATGAATTGGTCAATAATGTGGATGTATCAACCTTGCAAATGGTTGCAGAATCACACATTCAGGACGAGATTCGCAGACATGGTGGCTTACCAATAAAAACCCTCGAAGAGAAAATAATTGCTTCTGATGGCGATTATATTATTCGCGGCGTAAACGGTGAATTTTATCCGTGTAAGCCTGACATTTTCGAGAAAACGTATATGCCGGAAATTGATGTAAAAGAATACATTGTGCGACTTCGGAAGTTAGCAACCAGTGGTCATGACAAAGAAGAAGTATATAAGATAGCTGGCGAGATTTTATGCGATGCGTTAAAACTCTTCGGGCAAGAAAAACTGATCAAAGAGTTTAAAAGCATAGAAGATTGGTACGAATAGAAAATGGTGATAGACCGCACAAGGATGCGCGGTCTTTATTTTGATAAGGAGTTATTATGGAAAATATTATGATTATTCCGGCCAAAACAATGCCTATTGTGACTTATTGTAAAGTATTTGGTTTGACAGCAGAGCAAATCAATATGCGATTAAATCGTGGTATATGGCAGAAAGGAGTTCATGTTTTATCGGTAGATGGTAGCAAGGAGCGTTTCATAGATTTGGAAGAGGTTGATAAATGGGCGCGAAAAAACAAAATCCACGTGGCGTAACGATTCGTAAACATAAAGCAAGTGAAACAATTAATATCACATTTACATTTAAGGGAGTGCGCTGTCGCGAGCCACTCTCTTTACCTGTAACTCAATCAAATATTAATTATGCTGGCCGCTTGCTTGGCGAAATTCAAAACAAAATCGAGCGTAATACTTTTAATTATGCCGACTACTTTCCAACGTCATCTAGATTAAGGATCTTCGGGAAACTTGTGGAAGGCGTAACCATTAAGCATTATCTTGATGAATACATTGAAACAGCTAAAGTTCGCCGGTTATCGCCATCTACTATTGCGGGGTATCAGAAGGTGATTAATGAGCTATCCGATTTTCATAAAGTAGCGGTAAATAGTCTTACGCCAGCAATGATTAAAAACTGGATTAAGCAGCAACGCACAAAAACCAAAACAATACGTAACAAACTGTCCGTTTTACGTAGCGCGATAGATGAAGCCGTAACAGACGGCATTTTGCAAATTAATCCCGTATCGCAGATCTCAGTAGATCGCTATAAATCAACTAACAAAACAGCATCGCAAGATGATGAATATGAAGTCGATCCATTTACGCCACAAGAGATTGAATTGATTCTTGATAATTGCCGTTTTGAGCAATGGCGAAACCTTTTCAAGTTTGCTTTACGGACAGGCTTGCGCAGCTCGGAACTATGCGCTTTACGCTGGATCGATATTGATTTTAAGGAGAAAACGGCGCACGTACAACAAGCTAAAGTTGTAGGGGTAATCAAAGGCACTAAGACAAAATCTGGAACTCGTTTGATTGAGCTTGATGATGTAGCAATAGATGCGCTACAAGATCAACTTAATTTCACTCGAAAAAGTGATTTTGTGTTTAGCGATCCGAAAACAAAAAAACCATGGGCTTCTGCTGATGCAATTCGGAAGAAAGCATGGATTCCAACAATTACTCAAGCTGGAATTCGTTATAGAAACCCCTATCAAACTCGCCACACCTTTGCTACAATGCATATCTCTCAGGGTAAAAACCTATTTTGGCTCGCCAATCAAATGGGGCATAAAGGACCGGAAATGCTTTTTCGTCATTATGGGAAATACCTCAAGGAATATAATGGCAAAACAAGCAAATAATTTTAAAAAGCTCCGTATTTGATCCGCAATCTCCATTCAAAATAAAATTATCTAATTAATTCAATAGGTTGAATGCAATCAGGACGAGTGTTCAACTCCCCCCAGCTCCACCACCAAACAACATCACAAAAGATCACAAGCGGTCAAATTTATTGAAAAATCAATAGTTTGACCGTTTTTGTTTGGTGTCTTAATACTGCTCAAAAGATCAGTTAATTTCACAAGCGATCGCATTTTTTAGTAGTAAAAATGGAAGTAAGAACTTACAATGCGCAAAATCTTACTACCATTTTATGAAATTCCTACCATGGCAAAAATCATTAAGCAGCTAACCATTGCACAGGTAAACAACGCAAAAGCGGCAGAAAAGATCTATTATTTATTCGATGGGGAAGGGCTGAAACTCGTCGTCAAGCCAAACGGCGTGAAAACGTGGGTGTTTAATTACAAACGACCTTACACATTAAAACGCACAGAAAAAACTATCGGCACTTATCCAACGGTATCGCTTAAAGATGCACGTCAAAAAACGCTTAAATTTCGCCAACTTTTAGCCAATAAAATTGACCCACACGAATTTGAGCGAAAACAAGTCATAGACGCACTAAAAGAACAACAGAGTACATTTTCCCATGTTGCAAATGAATGGTTGCTCTATCGTGCGAAAATTGGCAAAGAACAAGGCAATTACACAGAAAAGACAAGAATTGATACAGAAAGACGCACGAACGCCGCTATTGACTTAATTGGTGGCGTGCCATTCAAAGAATTGACTCTAAAACACGGTTTATCCGTGCTTGAACCTTATCGCCAATCGGGTGCAACGGCTGAATTGAAAAAGCGTTATTTGGTTTTAAAGTCAATCGCTGAGTATGCTGAACGTTTTGAATATTGGGAAATCAACAAATGGAAATATCTTGGCGATGATTTGCCTGCAGTGAACAAAAACAAACATCATCCTTCAATTCATTACAAAACCTTACCAGAATTTATGATCAGCCTTGCTCGAGCCAACATATCACAAACTGTTCGCCTTGCGATTTTGTGGGGGTTGCTCAACGCTACAAGGGCGAGCGAAACCGTCAGTGCAAAATATTCTGACATCATTGAACACGAACATTTGCCCAATGGTAAAGTGTGGAAAGTGGAAGTTTCAAAAGGCGGGAAAGGGGATCGATTGCACCTTGTGCCGTTAAGTAAACAGGCAGAAACCTTGCTTTCATACATCAAGCAACACGCAAATAAGGAATATTTGTTCCCGTCCACTTTGTCAAAGACGAGAAATAAAAAGCATATCAATAGCCAAACACCGAATGAAGTGATTAAAACAATGGACGGCGGCAAATACAAAGGTACCATGACAAATCACGGCATACGGTCGCTATTTAGTAGTTATTGCAATGATAATCGCCTAGAACTTGGCTTGGATAAGGAAATCATCGAAATTTGCCTAAGCCATTTGAATTCCGATGAAATACGAAACGCCTATAATCGGGCTGAATATTTGCCTTACCGATTAAAGACGTTTCAAGAATGGGCAACCTATGTTGAAAAATGTGCGAATGGTTTATTTAAAGAAATTATTGCCGACAAGTCTTAATGTATTCGTTCAAGTCGCTTTCCGCAATTTTACGGGAGCGACCAAATTTATAAGACTTTAACTTGCCGCTAGAAATCCAACGTTTCACTGTTGCTTCCGAACAAATGCCCATCTGCACGATCTCTTTGATTGAAAAATATCGTTCCATTATAAATCCCCCTCTTTCACAAACACGCCATTAATCATACGTCCTTTGCGGTCTTTGATTTGCTCGTAAGCGTACTGAACACAATCCCAGAAATCAAGATTAGCCATTTTACTGATAAGGAATAGATAATTAGATAGACAGTTTACATCCCAATCATCAGGTGGGGTTGTTTTACTTGCAAAACCACCTATTCTTGCAGCGGTTCGTAATAGTGCCTCATCTATGGAGCTTGCCCTAAAATGTCCTGTTGGTTCAAGTAAGTGCGATTGGTTGGCGTTGGTTTCTACTGACTCATTGCGACATTGAGCGTTTATGATTGTCAGCACAACAAAACAATCACCAATACTATCTTTAATTATATTAATATTGCCTTTCGCAACACCCCCACAAAGCTCACCAAACTCCTCAACCATCTTGAGTGTTTGCTTTTTAATACTTGAGCCTTTAATCAAATTGCGATCCTCCGCCCATTGTTCAATGTTTTTTATAAGCTGTTGTAAGTCTTCCATTTTAATTTCCTCTTAATATTCAATTACAATAGTGCATAATTCATCTATTTTTTATCTAATTAACCCTAAAATCCCCCAAGCTCTCGCCCCAACCAAAGGCTTGAGCCAACGGAATTTTTTCTTCTTTAATGAAAACTTCATCGTTTTCACAACAAATCCACCGATAGTCATTCAACCGTAACCGTCCGAACCTGATTAACATATCAATTTGTGACGGTTTTAATGGCGAACCAATAGGCAACATCAATAAATTAGCTTGCTGTTCAATTTTTGAACGGTTACAGTTATTGACACAAGTCCAAGCGGCGCGATGCGCCTTGTTTGTTTCGGTGGACTCCGAATTAAGTGCGGTGGAACCCAACGCACTTTTCGCTGATTTAATCACCCAGTTTTTTAATTTGGTGATGATTTTCTTTTCTGTGAATCTGTTTTTTACCCCCACAATTTTCTTACGAATCTCACCGTATTTATTCGGTTCGCATTCTTCATACTCAATACAAATCGGCTGATCACAACGTTTTGTCATTGCGCCACCTTGCACTTTTAAATAACTACCAAAACAACTCACATCAGCCACCGTGCGGCCAATATCCAATACTTCATCGTCCGCAGTTGCAGCCATAGCATCATCAATTTTGCGAAGTTCACGCCACGTCGAAATTGACGGTGTGCCATAAAACTGGAATTGACGAATGCCCCAAAGATTTGCCCACGCACTCACACGTTGCACGTTTTCAAGTAATGTCAGATTTTCTACTTCATCGGACATTTCTTTGCCTTGTTTACCTGCATAGATATTCTTGGCGATGTACTTCGCCACATAACCAATGGCAGAACCTTTGGTTGGATCAATTTCTTCTACTTTGAAACGGTATTTTTTCGCACCGAATTCATCGCCATCTAATTCCAACGCTTTCTTGCGGAATAGATGAATAACGTCATCTTTATGTTCAGGTTTTACATACATCAGCAAGTGCCAATGCGGTGTGCCATCGTGATGCGGTTCAACACCACGAAAGCCAAAAAAACCGATTCCACGTTTGGCAAACTGCGCACGCAACTGTGCCCACACTTTATTTAAGTAACGTTGCGTATCACGTGGGCTTGCACCTTGCCATTTTTTATTGTTTTTGCCTGTTTCATGCGTCGCGTGGAAAGAGGATGGCGCAGTCAGCGTAAGAAAAAGTGACACAAACGAATTTTCTGTCGCCCATTCATCAATACCACGCAAGCGGTTCATGGTTTCCTGGAAACGGATAGCAGGATTTGCCACCGATTTTTTCCACATTTCAATCAACGGCATTTGTTCGGTGCTATCGTCTAGATTTTCTAATACCATTTGTTGCAGATATTCGAGGTTATCTGCACGTTGCGCACGGTAGTCATTAAATGCACTTTGCGACACATAAGGGCTCACTTTTGCCGATACTGCACCACAGCCAATCTCCACATGTTCTTTCAATCGTTTTTGTGCCGTGGTGAGTTGGCGTTTCCAATGTTTTGGGCAAACTGATTTATTAAGATCAACCTCAATGTCATTCACATCTAAGAAACGGTTATCTTGATAAGCGAACCAGTGCTTTAACGGAAAACCAATATCAGCACACACTTCGCCCACTAAGCGATAAAGGTCACGAGAAAGTGCGGTGAAATCATCAAGAGATATTTCCCCACGCTCTTTCCGCTCCGCTTGTTCATTGACAAAATCAGACTGTAATTTCGTAAACAACATAGCTAATTTGTCTGCCATTTCTTTTAGCTGATGTTCACTTAACAAATAAAACGGAAAGTTAGCCGCTTTTTTGCCTTTTGAAAGGGCGACCACTTGTGAATGTGTATCACGATCAATCAACCAATCAAGGCTAACGTGATAATGTTGAAAAACGGCTTTCAAGCGATTGGTGAGAATTTCACGCAAATAGATATTCGCATACGCCGCCTGTTTATTGCCGAATTTAAACCCAATAGAGCCATCATCTTTCACACCGTTAAACGCACGCAGCCAAACATGGCGAAAATGCTCACGTTGGCGTTTGCGAGGGAGTGCATAAAGCAGTTTTTCAACATAATCGAACTGGTGCGGCGCAACAGAAAACAATTCCATTTGCGCCGATGTCGCTTGAGCAGTATCGAAAGTGCGGTCAAAATTCACCGCACTTTGCATCATCACTGCACGTGCATCTGCCATCGCTTGCTCACGTTTGGCAAGATTGGCATTACACTCAAGTTCCCAGTTCATCATCAAGAATCCTTACATTGCCGTATTGGCTAAATATTCACTGTGATATTCAAAATATTCTTTGATTTTGTTGTTGGTCGAACTCACTGCACTGAGTAATTCTTCCAAGCTCAACATTTCATATTGGGCTAAGTCATAACGGCGTACTTCTTCGATTGCACCCCAAATTGTGTTATGTAAATTGCCCACCGTTCTTGTTTTTTGTTTGCCATACCAACTATCTTGATCGCCAATCACTTCAACCACTTGAAAGCGGGTGCCGATGGGTAAAATTTCTAGCGTTGCGCCACAATCTAGAGCGATACAAATATTGTTTTCCATTATTCTTTTTCTCCTTTACCAACGGCTATCTAGCACGTCTGTAATAAACTCAATTAATCCCATTACCGTCACAGTCACGCCAAGAACAGCGAACAGCACCACGAAAAACATCACTAAACAACTTGTCATTTTCTTTTCTCTCTCCAGTCCGCCCATTCGGCGTGTTTTTTCATTAATTCTCGTTTCGCTTGAATTGCAATATCGCCCAAACGGATATATTCACTAAATGCCTTATTCGCTGATTGTTCATCGCCCTTATCTAAGTGGTAGAAATAAGCGAACAATTGTTCTTGCGCATTATCTAGCTTGTGATAAACATCTTTTGCACAAAAAGACAAAGCACCACGGCTTAAAATTATTGCTGCCATTTGTTATTCCCCCATCGTCTGATCAATTTGAGTAAATTCCCGCTCTGTTACGCCTTGTGAAAACATTCCCGAAAGTAACCGCACTTTACGTAGTGCACGGGCTATTTTGCGTTGTCCTTGTTCTGTGTAGTGATGCAGCTTAGTGCCTGTTAAATGCCCTGCACGTAAATCTGAAAAATCTAAATCGGCTAATTCCAACAGCATTTCTCGAAAGCCTTGTTGTAAACCGTCAAACTCTCGTTCTACACGGAATTGGCTTTTGCTTAACAAGTGCAGCGCATCATCAAAACTTCGGATTTCTGGCACCTTTACTTGATTAACACGGCACCATTTTTCTGCGGCAGATTCCGTTTCATCTTCAAAGCAATAAGGCATTAAGGCCATCACTCACCCCCATTCATTTATTTACGGAACCACCGAGCAACGCGTTGGAAAATGCTTTGTTCACGAGCCCACTGTTCTTCTTCAAGTAATGCAATGCGATCACTGAGTGATTCATTCAGCAATACTTGCTGGGCATTTACGCCTGCTTGGTGCGAAATAGCCCGTTGTAATAATTGAATATTGCGAGCCTGTTCTTGCACGGTTTTGTTTAACTGCCACACATTCACACGGCTACGCGGCGTGTTTTTTTCTTTGCTGTACACATATTTTTTGCTTGTCATTTGCTCAAACTCCTAAATTTTGGTTGCAAAAATCCTGTCGAATGAATTTCTTCAAACGACTGTTTTAAAAATCTTGATGGAAATTAAAGATTAGATGTCGATTTCTTGCTGACGCTCATCAATCTGCTTTAACGGCTTGTTCGCACTTAATGCTTCTGGGCGATCGTAATAAATTGGCGTTCTTACTCTTGTAATTTGGCTTTGCACTTTTAATTCTGTGCCGCAGTTATTGCAGTAAGCCAACACGTCGATTAACAACAAACCAATTTTTTCTGAAGTTCGTACACGGATGTTATTACTTCCGCAATTTGCGCATTTATGATCTACGTTCACTATTTACCACCTAATTTGTTATACTCAATTTGATTTATTCACGATTCACAAAGGAACCGAGACTATGATTGAAGATCAGATTGATGAACTTGTTGCAGATAATGCAGAAAAGAACCTCCGCATTTATGCGCTTGAAGATTTGCTTGCTTTTTTTCGTCATCACATAACGAATACACAGAAGCAAGCACTTCATCGCTATTACGAATACATACGTGACCAACATCTAAACAATTTTTCTCTTGATGAAGATCAAGCAGAAAAGATTGAAGCAGTATTTGACGCGCTTGAATCTTTTCTACAGAAGTAAAACCGTTATCAAATAACGTGAATGAAAGACGGTATTTGCCGTCTTTTGTTTTGCGTAGAAGAAATTTCCCGCTCGCTTGAATTGCTGTTTCACACATACACACCTTCTTTTGTCCTATACTCTCCACATTCCCCAATATGGATTGCACGGTTGATATCAATTCCCAAACACCTGTTTCAGACTTTCGTAAATTGTTGGCCAATCTACATCAGGTCTAAGTTCGGTTGGGTTTACTTCAAATTTTGTGGCTTGGATGATGGATGGGATGTATTTCACATCCATTTTTCCACCGTTAAGCCAAAGATTTACTGTAGGTTGGCTAACACCGCAAGCTCTAGCTAAAGCTGATTGACTACCGCATATTTCGATAGCTTTGTTCACATATTCACTCATAGAACTCATTATAACCTTGCCTATAATTTATCTTTGAAAGATATTATAGGAAAACTTTTAATATATGCAAGAAATATTTTATTGTTTTATTCAAAGTTTACCTATAATTTATATGCAAGGAGAAAGTTATGTCTGATTTATCAACACGTTTAAAAACTTTACTTGAAGAAAAGGGCTTATCTATGAATGCCTTTTCAAAGATGGTAGGCGTTAGCCAACCAGCAATTAGTGATATTGTGAGTGGAAAAACACGCTCCCCAAAAAATATCGTTGAAATTGCGACCGCACTTGGCGTGGATGTGAACTGGTTAAAAACTGGGGAAGGTGAACCAATCGCTCAAGGTTCATTAATTTCTTCTTTAGTGAGCACTGACAGCGATGAACATCATCGTTTTCGTGTTGATTATCTTGATGTGCAAGCGGCAGCGGGGCATTCAGGGATTGAAAATGCAGACTATCCTGAAGTGATTCAGTCCATTTATTTTTCCAAGGAAGGATTATTAGAAATCGTGGGTAAAAGTACCAATGATGGTATCAGCCTTATTAATGTGCCGACTGATAGTATGGTGCCAACCATCAACAAAGGCGACATTGTTTTTGTCGATACCAAAGTCAATTATTACACTGGCGAGGGCGTGTATTTCTTTTTGCTCAACGGCGGTGCTTACATTAAACGTTTGATGAAATTACCCACTGGGGTTTACCGAGCCATATCCGATAACAGTGTTTATCCTGATTTTGATATATCAGACGAGTTATTTGATACCGCTGTAATTATCGGTAAATTTATTAAAGTGCTACCGATTAATCCGAAGGATTTGTAGGGGGGAATATGCGGCATTTTGTCTATATGAATTGGCACAAGGAAGTGAGTGCCTATTCTTTGGAAAACTATAAAGAAAATGAAGATTATTTCATAGGTTATGTGTCTCAAAAAAAACGAGTTATTACTTTTCGCAAAGATAGAATTATTAAAGAATTTGTAAATTTTGATGATGCTCAACATTATGCTGAAAATTTGCCTGAAGAAATCTTTATTCAATTCGATCAGAAACTTAATGCTATTAAGCATATCCCATCTAAACCTATTCAACATCCTCTCACTTTTTGCTTTACTGGTTTTAGCAAAGCTCAGAAACAAGCATTAATAGATTTAACGATACAAGTTGGCTTGCGTGCAATTCAGGATGTTACATCAAAATGTGATTATCTTGTGATGTGCGAGAACTCTAAAACAATCGGCCCATCAAAACGAGCAAAAGCTGAATCGCTAGGCGTAAAATTAATTTTTGAGAACCAATTTTTTCATTTGATTGAAACGGGGGAGATACCGCAATGAAAAAACTACTTTTAATTTTAACCGCACTTTCCCTTGCTGTATCACCTGCAGTATTTGCTAAGGCGCACAAAAAATCAAATTCTGAATCAGAACAGCAATTTAGTTGTAATGATGGAAAGCGAGTATGTGGAGATATGGAAAGTTGCGATGATGCAATGTTTCATCTTAAACAATGTGGTATGAAAAAGCTTGATCGCGATCGTGATGGCGTGCCTTGTGAGAGTATTTGTGGATAGGGTTTAAAGCGGTCAATCGACTGCTTTATTTTTTCTCCTTTTTCACTTCCACTTCATCTTCTTCCACTTTCAGTTCACATTCAATGTGGCTGGTAAAACCACCGTCTGAAAGATTGTGTGTTACTTTGGTGATTAGCCAGTTGGTTGCGTCAATTTCGGCTTTAAAGCCTGAAAGCTCAATGGGTGTTTCGGGGATTAAATCAGGTTCGCCAAAGGCAAGATTTAGGCTAAATGTTGCCACGCCTCGTTTGAGTTTATCAAAGGCGGATTTTGCGGCATTGATGGCGGTTCTTTCGCTTGCATAAGTGTGGCGGAGTGATTTTATTTGCGCATTATCACTGGTGATAGGCTCTTGTTGCTCAATAGTGTTGTATTTGCGTTTGCTTAATCGTCTGCCTTTCACTGTGCCGTTTTTCAGCGTTCTCCCTTTCGTCATACGCTGTTTTTTTACAATCTTGGTGTTTTCATCCACCGTAATTTCGCCACGTTTGCCTGTGTCCGTATCGTGCCAATACGCCCGCACGGCTTTATAGTTTTCACTTTCGGCAATGGAGAAAGTGTAGCTGTCACCACTTTTGCGAGTGATTTTTCGTAGTGGAATCGGCTTGCCTGAGGCTGTTTTGCCTTGTCCTAGTGGCATAAATAATAGCGTGCCATTTTTAACGGTGCACATCGCCCCGTGTTCTTCTGCCAGTCGGCTTAATAGATTAATGTCGCTTTCGTTGGTTTGGTCAATGTGTGAGATAAACGTATTTGCTAGTTTTTTCTCACACTGGCTTTTGAGTTGGTTTTCTTTGGCGATAGTATCAATAATTTCGCCCAACGTTTTTTTATCAAATGACCGCTCTTTTTGTTCGGAAAATGAGCCTTTTAAATCTGCAGCTCTTGCCCGAATGGTGAGCTTATCAGCAGAAGAGCCCCCGCCTGAAAACTGTACTTCATCGACAGAATATTGCCCTTTGTCAATTAGCGGCTTGCCTTTCCAACCAAGTGCAAGGCTGATTGTAGCATTGCGTGGCGGTAAGGCGAGTTTGCCGTCATGATCGGATAATTCTAAGTCGAGTGTGTCCGCTTCCAATCCGCGATTATCGGTCAAAGACAGGTTGACGAATCGGCTTGATACCACTTGTGTGATGTCTTGCTGTTTTTTGTCTTTCGTGGTGATCTGCACTTTAAAAGCGGGCGTGCGGTGATTGTCGTTAAGATTTAAATCAAACATTAAAGGCTACTCATTAAACTCTCTGCAATGGCGATTAACATTGGGTCATCAGTGCGTTTTAGGCTCATGCTGAAATCAATCGCACGAGGTGCACCATCGCCAAAAAATTCTGTTCGGGTTTCTTGCACGCTTTCGATTACAAAAAAACCGATAATTTCAAAGGTTGCTCCATCAATTAGCGGAAATGCACCGCCACTGTCTGCCATTAATTCCAGGGCTTTAATAGAAAGCCTACCGCCAGTGATTTCTGGGATTAATCTACCACTAATTGTCACGGTTTCGCTTTCTTTACCGGTAAATTGTGTTTTTGGCATTGCCCCGACAATGGCATTGGTTGGATGCCGCCAATTTGATGTGCGGTCTAAACTTTGAAAAGGTATGGTTTGCCGAGTGAACACAAACATGCCCAATGTGGCAAGTGCGAAATTTTGGAACATAAATAATCCTAAAGAAAAGTGCGGTCAAAAAATCTCGTGATTTCTGACCGCACTTGATGAATTAGCGAAAGAGAAATGCAATGCCGAAAATCACAAGCAACCAAAAGGTGATGGAAAGAATAAAGATTCCACGCCATACAATATGCCGTGGCATATTTAATAAATAATCAATCAGTTTATGTTTCATTTCGTTCTCTTGCTTTTTCTCGCCATTGCATTAATTCGGAAAATGTCATTTGCTCAAAGGCTTGTGGTTGCCAGTGGAAGATGATGGCAATGTCTGCCATGGCATCTTCCACTGTGGCGGCAATCATTACTCGGTCGCTTCGGTTTCCACTTCCGAGTTCTTCCCTAAAAAACCGACAGCCGCCGCAGCAAGCTCGGTAAAATCAGCAACTTCCATTGTGACAAAATCAGATTTATGCAAAACAGGGGTAGTCACACGTACAAGTAAAACTTGTAATGCGTCCACATCCATTTGCAACACATCAAACATTTTTAAACCTTTTAATGCGGGCACAGTCGGTTTATTGACGGTGATTTCCGTGATTTGGTTTTCGCCACGAGTAATAGGGTTGGTTAAGCTAATGATTTTGGTGTTTTCTGTTTTCATTTTATGTTTCCTTTAAAATCCCTCTTTTTTGTAAAGCGGGGGAAATTTAATAAAAGCCCCTTTCGGGGCAAGGTGTGTGTGAATTAAATGCCGATTGCTGCGCGATGCTCTGCGAGACGATCAACCCCACCGACAATGAAAACGGAATTGATTAAGTCAATTTCCACGAGGTCTTTGCCGTTTTCGATGATTTTGTAGTAGGTTAATGGCACGGTGTAGCTTTGTTCGGTGTCATCGCCTGATTTACTGGTGCCGTTGTCAATCTCACCGAAACGACCGCGCATGACCAGTTCGATTGAAACCACTTCTTCGGTGTCGTCTTGTTGATAGGCTCCCGCAAAACGTAATGCTGTGCCGTCAATTTTTCCGCCAAATTCTTTGATAAGTTCGGTCATATAACCGCCCATCTTGAATTGTGCTTCCAAGCCTTCTACACCTAAATTCACTTTTACTGGACCAAACATGCCGCCTGCACGGTATTCTTCCAGTTTCAAGGCTAATTTAGGTTGGGTGATTTCGGTGACTTGGCCACGGTAAGAATTACCGTCAGCCAAAAAATTCATTAATTTGAGTTTACGAGGTAATGCCATTTTTTACGCTCCTACTTTTGCAATGTTTGCGGCAAATTCCACAAGGTATTCATCGCTGATGTATTGGTTGAAACCAAGTTGTTCTAACGGTGGAACAGGGCAGTAATCATAAGACACAAGCAATTTTGCATCTTTTAAGGTTGCGGCAGTATTAAGGTTGGCATTGATAAATGCTTTACCGCCGATTAAATAACCTTGCGCCACATATTCACGCCATTTTGCGTTGATTGCTTCCACGATTTCTTTCACAAGATTCACGGAGATGTCTTTATCCATCGCCCAGTCAAAGGATTGTGCAATGGTGTCTTTCAAGACTTGTGCCGTGCGAGTGTAGTTTTCGTAGATAAATAATTTATCTGCCGAACGAGTGCGTAATCCCCAGAACTTAAAGCCATTGTGGTTTACACAACAAGTAATGCCCTGTTCGTTGAGATAGTTCACGTCGGTTGCACTGTCGTTAATATCGAAAGAAAGCGGCTTAGTGACGCCAGTCACGCCAGTTAAACCTTTGTTTGAAATTGAAGTATGCCAGCCGTATTCTTTGTCTTGATATGCACGCATTGCAGCTGCACGAACAACGGCATAATCCACTTCGGTTTGCTTGGTGTTTGGGTTAAACGACAAGAAATCACCGAAAATCAGCATTAATTCACGTTGTGAGAAATTGCGACCGTATGTCACTGCTTCTTCTTTGGTTTTTGCTGTTCCGCAAGAGGCATACACAAAGCCATTGAGTTTTTTCGCTACGCTTAACAATTCAGTGGTCACATCTTGGCTGTCATATTTCGGGATACAGAAAATACGAGGTTTGACACCACAAACTGCAGCAGACACGAGGAACGCTTTTAAGCCAGTGTAATTGCCTTCGTTATCGACTGAACCGATCACATTGGCTTTCATGGTGCTTTCATCATCGTTTTCTTCTACACGAATGACGACAACTTTACAATTCACAATGTCCGTAATGCCATCTAGCGCACGAGATAGCGTGCCTTTTTTACCTGCTTTGGCTTGCATTTCGGCGGTGATGCCAGTTAAAAGCGTAGGTTTGTTGAGTGGGAAAACCGATGCATCTGCATCTGGTGCGGTTGCCACTAAACCGATAACTGCAGTGGATGATGTAGTGAGTGTTCGTAAGGCTTCGGAAATTTCCGTTACCTTGACCCCATGGAGATATTCATCTGTCATAATGTTAGCCCTGTTGTTGAGATAGGGCTATTTTGTAAGGATTTAAAAGCTAGTGGTAGCGACTGGCGTTGTGGTATTTAAACTAACAAAGGGCGGTTAGGTAGAGTCGGACGGATGAAAACGGCGGAATCCCCCGCCGTTTGTCTATTTTTGAAAGATTGCCGCTAGTTGATTCGGACTAAACCGCCAGCCATTTTCCCCACCGCAAATCGCATTAAAGCACCACTCACTGCAAAAGTATTTTGAGCGTTTTTGTTTGATGCCAAGTACGATTCCTAGTGCGCCCCACCAGTCGTATTTACAGCCCGAAGTGCGGTCAAAATAGGCTTTGATTTGTGCTTCGGTTACACCGTCGAGCGGAATTAAATCCCATTTTTCTCTATCATAAACATCAATTTGCTTGCAACGTACACCGCCGTCTTGCACTGATGATGAGTAACAATCCCATACGGTGTGATGTTCGTAATGATGCCCATTGGTAAACTCAATGCGTTGCACGGCAATTTCGCAGTGTGAATAACCGCCTTTCGTGAAAAATCGAGTAATGCGGTCGGCGATTGCTTTAACTGGCTCTTTGCACCAGTCTCGTTTGTGCTTGTACATCGCCAAATAAACCTTAGCCATTTTGGTATGCCTCCATCAAGTTATCCATTTGTTTGATAATGTCATCATGGATTGATTGCATTTGCTCAATCGTGAGATTAGGAGCTTTGAGCTCATACTTACGCATACGTTGGTTGGCAAGCTCCATTTGTAGTTTTTTCAAGCCTGCCGCCTGCGTCAAAATCAGGTTTGTGGCGGTCTTATTATCCAGTCTTGCGCGTTGCGCGAAATCTGAGATATAACGACTGCACTCGCCTTCATAATTTGCAGATTTATACGCTTCTGCGGCGGCTTGTCGTTCTCGATACTCACTCTCAAAACGTGTCCAAGTGCTGTAGATTGCGGCTGCTCGGTCATCAACATCATCCATTAATTTTTTGATTGTCTCAGGTGTGACCATGGGGGTTTTGTCGATAAAAATATATTGCCCATCTCTCAAGATAAGCTGTTTTTTGTCAAGAGCACTATCATCGGTTACATCCATCAAAACGTATTCCGTTTTATCCTCTGGCTCGGGGTAAATCTGATATTGGTTTAAATTTGATTTTAAAAAATATACTTTCATTTATCACTCCTTATCGAATATCAATGCGTTTTACAGTACGTTCTTCATTTTCGGAAATGGTTATTTTTCTACCGTCTTCAGTAACATACGCAGAGAATTTCTTTGTAACTACTTGTCTATAATTCTGATAGACGATTACTTCACGAACAGAAGACAATAAACCACTTGCATCTTGTGCACCTACCTCAAAACTGACTGTTTCATCGCTACCTTGATAATTAGATGTACCTGATACATGAAGAGTAAAAATTAACGTTTTGCCATAGCAACTCTCTGATATAGTAATTGACCCAGTACTCACGCTACCTTCCCAGACTTTTTTTAATGTGCCAATTTGAGATAAATTCTTTTGTGCCTGCAAAAATTGCTGATTTATATCAGCTTTTGCATTGTTGATTTCTCGCAAAGTTGATTGTTTATTTTCTTCTATTTTTTGTTCAACACTTTGCATATTTTGCGCAAGTGTACCCGCATCTAAAGCCCCAGCATTTTCAACAACACCGAATGCCTTCACCCAGAATTGCACGTCATCAAGGCTGTTAATGGCTTTGATGCATAATTTGAGGATTAATGATTTAGGGCGAGTTTCATTTCCACCTGTTGCCATTGGGCTATCTAATAGCGGATGCATAAATCCATTATCACTGAGATTATCATCAGTTGTAGTTGAAGTGCGTAATCGTGAATCTATAACTGTTTTCGTTTTGTCATAAAAAATATTACTATCACTTGAATTAACCCAGTGTGTTCTCACTTTGTGAACGTGCTTTTTAATCTCGTCACTTTGCGTTTCACCAACCGATAAATTGTTTGATGCATTTCTAATAAATCGGTCTTCAGCTAATGGCACATTTGAAATAGAACCATATTTACCGACTAAGTGACGATATAACTCGGGGTAATTTTGCTGTGTAACGGTTGTTCTGATTGAATCAAAGGCAATCCAGCCTGCAGGAATGTTATCCACGGCAAAATAAGCCGTCATGCCTGTGTC